GAAGGTATATAAAGATGAATCTAAACGAGCAGCAGATGAACACTGTGCACATCTATGCATCTCAAATCCAGTCGCTTATCGAGCAATTGCCCCAACAGGAACGATTGGTATTCTTGCAGGAACAACTACAGGTATCGAACCATTGTTTGCAGTGGCTTACAAACGCCGTTACCTCACTGATGGAACAAAATGGAAGTATGAATATGTAGTAGATGCTACTGCGGATCTGTTGATTAAGAATTACAATTTAGATCCTGAGAGTATTGACACTGCGTATAAACTAAGTCATAATTATGAACAACGAATCAAGTTCCAAGCGGATATTCAGGATTATGTTGACATGTCCATCAGTAGCACCATCAACTTACCTCCATGGGGTACAAAAGATAATAACGATAGTCAAGTGCAAAGATTTGCTAACTGCTTGTCACAGTACGCTCCACGACTACGGGGCTTTACGGCCTACCCGGATGGAAGTAGAGGAGGTCAACCCCTTACAGAAGTAGATTATAGGGATGCTGTGAAACATAAGGGCGTTATCTACACAGAAAATGATATCTGTGAAATTAGTGGTAAGGGTGGTTCGTGTGGAGTTTAATAACGTCGTGAGACGTCAAGGAGTAATATGTTTGTAAAGATTGTAGCAATTAGTGGTTTGATGTGTGGTATTGAATACTTGTGGGATGAACGGATCTTAGTAATTGATCTAGGTATTGTCCGTATTTATACAGGTATTGTACCTAAACGATCATAAACAAAAAGCCCCAACCCAATTAAGGGAAGGGGCTTCTTTGTATTAACTATTAAATACTTTCATTTCTTCTGCACGACGATTTGTTAATCCTAATGATACTTGGCCTTTAACCTTGTTCCATCGTGGGAATTGAGCAGACGCCTCTAAATGTTTTCCTTGATTGAGTAACTTAAGGAGTGTACTTGATGCGAGATTACCCATCCCTAGATTAAATACAAAGCTCGTCAAAGCATCATGTTGTCCTGCTGTAAGTGGAACTTTAATGAGTTTGCTTAATGCTTCATGGACTACTAAGATATCTTGTATGAGATACATGTTAGCCTGATCCTCTGTAATAACATCCCCCATCTTAACACCCTTCGTATGCCCATATCCAATTGTAGGGACACCAGCTGGGCAGAGGTACGCCTTTAAGCGTAACCCCTCCCATTTCTTAATTAAATCAAACGCTGTCATTGCATGGCTCCAGACCTAATTATATTTAATGCTTTCTGTATATCAATCTTACCCTTACTAGATCTGAAATAACGGATCTGTTGATCAGCAGTTTTATTATAAATACCTGTGATAACGGCATTATATATTTGATCATTATTCATACCTAGATCAACCATCTGTTTAAGATATGTAGGATCACCTTTCTCAACAAACATAGTAGTAGATCGTTGCACCTTCTTCTGTTTGATCTGGTCTCTAGCAGACTGTTCAAATGCCATCTGGTCAACACGTTTTTGTTCAACAGTCTTAGATCCCATCAAACCAGCAACAGTAGATGCAGTTGATTCAGGAATATCAGCATTACCTGCTGCTCCTGTAGAAAGCATGTTAGTATTCTCACCCATCAATCTAGTACGTCCAGCACCTAATGCACGTTTAGCTGCAAAGTTCAATGGACCAACAATCATACTATCAATAGCCTTCCGATCTTCACCTTCAGTACCCTTACCAGCAATAGCTTTACCTAATGCTGGGATAGCACCTATAGTCTGTGCAGTAGCGCCAAGGATTGGTAACAACTTAGATGCATCCTCTTGACCTAAAGCAATGGCAGCCATTACAGAGAACACAGTCTCATTGGTACGCCCAGTAGATCCAAGGTCAATCCCAGTCATACTACCTAATGGACCATAGGCCATAGTATCACGTAGGAACTTAACATCTTCTGGATTCATCTCCAACCTATCAAAGAAGGATTCATCTCTGTACATAATCTCTAAGATAGATGGGATCTGTACATTCATAAACTTCTCTAAGATTTGTCTAGCACGTTCATATTCTTGAATGAATGGCAACCCAAGGATGCCGCCTGTGGCCGTGGCTATCAGGCCAACGGACACCAGTGGCCCGTAGTTCCCTTGCTTCGCTTGTTTCCAATACTTAGCTAAGTTACCTAACTGATTCTGACTGAAAGATGTTAGAGGTTTCATACCCTCACCCATCACACCAAGCTTCTGATAGATAGGAGCAGATACATCAGATCCATACACATTCATACCATGCTCAGTAAGTCTACGAGCTTCATACCGAGCCTTCTCCATAGGCAATCCAAAATCTTTAAAGTGCGTGTAAGCAGTAGCAAAAGACACTGCCCGAGAGATTGCATCAGTAGTAGTACCAACCTTCCCTAGTAAGATGTAATCCTCAATAAAGTTAACCATCTTCTGCACATTACCATGAGTACCTGTATGTTTATCCAGATTTAAACTCTCACGGAATTGTGGTTCAATTGTACCATACTCTTGCGACTCTTTAAACAATACATTCAGCAACTCTTTATCACGAGCAAGTAGCTTAGTAATACCCTTAGCAAAAGAATAGTATGCACGAATACCATGATTGTTCTGAGCCATCTCTGGAATAATCATAGCCGTAGTCATTAACTGAGCTAATGGAAATACAAGCTTTGCCATCATCTTCGTAGTATAGAATGCACGCATAGATGTATCTACAGTATGACCAATCACGCTCTTGTCTCTACCCTCAAACTCCTTACCAAAGGCCTTCTTCATAACAGCATTAGCAATATTATCTACCACATCAGATACATGGGTAGCTGTATCATTGATCTTACCAGCAAACAAATCACTGTTACGACCAAGGGCACTCTCATACATCTGTTCAACAGCAGCATGACCAACTGGATCTGACGATTTAAATGAGGCATCTTCCACAAGAGTCTGTAGTTTAGTCTTGATCTGAAGAGCTTTCATATTAGTGGCGAAGTTATTAACCTCACCTTGAATACCATCCTTAAAAGACTTACCCCTTTCCTCAACAGATCTAAACATCTCATTACCTTTATATCCAGAGATGCCAGTACGATGTTCGTGATGCTTACCAAGCTTACCGCCCTTTAATGCCATATCCTCTAACAGACTTTCAATCTTAATACGAATAGCATCATCTGCTTTGGGGAACTCTTTACCAAGTTTACTTGCAATGATCTCTGCCATCTCACGGTTAGGAGTCTTCTCTTGATCCTTAGTAGCATCCAACACATCGGATAATTCTAGAAACTGGAAGTCCTTGCCCTTCTTTAACTTCTCACGGAAGGATTCAGCAGCACGTCTAGTAGGGAATGTTTCGTAATGTGATATGAAATCTCCATATGATATAGCAACAGAGTAGTTACCCCTGCGATTAGCAGGATACCAACCATCTCGATAAGCAAGTGTGTGTGTCTTATTCAAGACACGTTGCGTACCCCTAGCAGCCAACCACATGTTAGTGAAGAGTGAGGATAGAGTGTTATATACCTTAGCCTCGGCTGGTGTAAGATGCGTGCCATTCAACTCGAGGTTCTTATCATACTTCAATCCCTGTTCAAACCCTTGTTGGAACAGATCATGTATCCTAGCCATAGAGGTATTAGATGTTTCCTTAACTGCTATGATAGGACTATCCTTACGCTCTATCTTAGAGAGGGATGAAAGGAATCCACCCTTCTCAGTACCAACAACTTCTCTAGTACCATGCCAGAGTTGATTAACAATCTTATCTGTCCTATCTTTAGCCGACATGATCTCATGGTATACCTTCTGTACAACAGGATGATCTCGATAGAACCCCTCCATAGCATTCATACCAAACCAGTTACGTCCAATAATACCACGAATGGTTTTAGTATTAGGCTCAACAACATCATATTTAATAGGTTCTTTTTTCGATGCTTCCGATAGCTTCTGGAAATACTCCTCAGACTTTTTAGCGGTAGTATCCATCACACCTTGACCAGCTTCCATCACATCATCAAATGCAGTACGAGCCTCATCAGGGATTCCCAATGCATCTTTTACAGTGCGTTTAAAAGCTTGCCAAAGATTATCAACCTTCTTACCTAGGATAGACTCACTCTTAATCCCAGATAACAACTTCTGGAATTGTGGGTTAGTCATTGCCTCTGTAATAAACTCATGTGCATCTGTAAAGCCATAATGTTTTTTACCATTAGCTTTTAATGTTTGACCATGAGATGCATTATATTTATCATACAACGCAATCAAACGCTTTGCATATACAGAGGTACCTTGATCTATAATAGCAGATGTTGCAGCATGTACGGCTTCATGTAAAACAGTTTTAACTGTGCCACCATCATGCAACTGAACTTCATGCCATTGCTTATGGTACATACCTGTAGGAAGTTTCCCCTCAGTATTCATCATGGTGGCAGCAGTGATTCTAAACTTAGCGGAAGTTACGTGAGGTATCTTCTCTAATATATTAATTAGAAGTTTCTGTCCCGGAGTACCTACATCCTCTAGTTGTAGAGTCTTGAATACTTCACCAACTGTATCGTGATCTAATAGAAGTTGTATCGTCTCATTAGATGTAGGAACAATCTTATTCTTTATAGGCTCACGTGGAGTCTCTAATGCCTCGAATGTATCCCCCTTAGCAAGAGCTTCATATGTATCAATCTCATGCTTCAGTGCCTCACGTAGGGCTGTGCGTTCTTTAGGAACGTTGTCAAGCTTATCCTGTGTATCGAGGATAAGGTCAGCAAGCTAACTAGGAGACTTACCAGCAGCTTTGTCTATCCTATCCTTAGCTACTGTCCAAGGGTCTACTTCTTTTATACCATCTATAGACTGTCGTTTATTTAATTCTAAATCTTCTTTTGTACGTTGTATTAGGTCATATATATGACGACCCAACATAAGATTATGATCTACCTCACGTTGTCCGAACCCATCACCCCATCCAGATATATTAGATCTACCACTCTTTAGATCATGTGTGTATGAGTTACCATCTACTAGATCCACTTTTATTGTATGATCATTTAACATTGTGTAAGGTAACTCAGATTCTCGCATTATACGAGTAGGTAGGAATATAGTATCTAATCCTGTATTAGATTTTAGTGTTTGATATAAATTAGGGTCAGATATTCCAAGATCTTTTGGCATGGAGTCCGTAGGACGAACACCTTCAGGCACCATAGTTTCAGCTTCTTTAATAGATTGTTCAGCAGCCTCAACAGCACGACCTTGTTTAATATCTGCCTCAGTCTTAACCTGCTCTGTAATATCCCCGGATAGTTTCTGAGCCAACTCTTCCCGCATTAGTTTAAGATGTGCAAGTTCCTTCTCTGCTAATACTACTGGATGATCCTCACCAGAGATAACTACATTAGCTCTGGCATAAGCATCATTAAGTTTGTTAATATCATTAGCCTTAGATTCAATCTTCTTATCCATAGATTCTAATGTACGTTCTGCCATTGTCCGTTCATTAAACTGAATAGAATCTGTCGGAGGGGTGAACTCAGTTGTAGGCTGTGGAGTAACTTTTGTTGGAGTTTTCATAGCTCTATACAAATGCTTGCCACCTAATACTCCCATACCCACTTCTAATGCTGGGTCTGTCCACTCTTTAATTAATGGATTAAGTTCCTCTACATTCTGCCTTGCTCCGGTTTGTCCAGTACCCTCTAAGGCTGCTTTAGTAGTAGAAATTATATTAGCAGGAAGATCCATTACCCCTTTACTAAATGCCTCAGCAATGGCCTTACCAGTCATAGTCTCAGGAGCTAACTCAGGAGCAATGTTTTGTTGCACCCAACTATTACTTGCATACTGTTGTAGTGGCTCTCCAGTCAATCCTTTAACAGCCTTACCATACAATCCACGAGCACCATGCTCAATGCCTGTAGCAAGCATGGGAATGCCTGTGGCAGCCGTCTCTACAACACCACCTAGTATATCTAATGGAGCAACTGCCACTCGCCTCAAGAAGGGCATGTTAGAGTAGTTTTGTATATCCTCAGATAAGGGGATATCTCTTGCCAATCTTTCTTGGGTAACTTCCCCATCCGATGGAGGAGTAAATTCCATTGCATCTTGTGGAGGCGTAAATTCTGCTACTGCATCTGAGGGGGGAGTCCATGCCATAATATATCCTTACTTTTTAGTATATGTCTTACCATCTAATCCAGTCATCGACTGGCCTTTGCCTAACTTAGACCATGCATCATTCCAAGCATCTTGTGTTTGTGGAACTGCTACATTAACAGCAGCAGCTGATGCATTAGCTTTATCTCGTGCTACCTGAGCCACAGGAGTAGTCATTGGAACTTTGCCCTTACTTAATTCTCCTAAGTCAATAGAAGGATTGGATAGTGCAGCATTCTTACCAACAGCATCAGCCTGCATACCATCTAAGATAGCCTGTGCTGCTAACTTCTCTTGTGGTGTAGAAGGAACCAATCCAGATATAATCTGATATGCCTTAGCATATAATTGTTTATCTGATAGAGCCTTTGCAGATGTTTGTATTGCTTTCTGTTCTGCTGCATCTAACTGACCTTGCATACGGATACGTTGTGCTTCTAATTGAGCCTCAATTTTATCATCACTAAGTTCTTTCTTACCAGCAAACTCAGGTGTACTCTTCAATTGATCTGTAAGTTCTGCACGCTTGTTTTCCATAAACATCTTTTGCATTGGTGTAAATGGGACGACATTTCCAGATGCATCTGTACCACCACCAGCTGCAAGCTGCTTATCAATATCTTGCATAGTCCATAAAACATCTTGCTTACCAGCTTCAGATTCTAATTGGCTCTGTTCTGCTCGTTGCCTGAATGGTTGTAAAGCATTCGCTGTTTTACCAGCAGCCTCTTGTGTTTGCATCTGACCAATCTGACCTCTAAGATTAGCATCCATATAATCAGGATCAAGACGTTTCTTATCCGCATAAGCTGCATCATACTCACCAACACGATTAGTATTTTGCTTAGCAAAAACTTCTAGTGGATTCATGATCCTAGATTGATCTACAGATTGTTGCTTCTCATCTACAAGTAATGGATTCATCTGAGCAGATTGACGGTTAGCTAAGTAAGCCTTAATTAATTCTTCTTGATTCAGATCCTCCGCATTAGCAGCGTTCTGTCCTGCGAAGTAAGCTCCAAGCCCAAACTCGGGCTTGTAACCTGTTTCAATTGTCTGCATTATTAACCTCCAGAAAGGAATTTATCTAATGCAGATTGTCTTGCTGAGGCATTAGTAGAACTCTGTTGTGTGTTCCCAAGCAAACTTAATAGTGGGGATACATAACCATTTGTACTCGCATTCGCACCAGATGTAAGGGCACTAGCAATAGCACTACCATTAGGTTGCATATTACTACCACCTTGTTGTGCCATCTGTGCTTGGTACTGTTGTGCAATCTTAGCCATCTCTGCCATAACAGCCGGGCTAGATGTTAAACTATTACTACGTCTTCCAGCAGCCGCATCTTTAATATTCTGTGCATTCTGCAACTGCTCAATCTGTGCCTTAACAATTGGGCTATCATATGGATTAGTTACAGCACTCTGTGCTTGTTGCTGATAGAACCCACGTTGACTTCCCCAAGGATCTAGAGCAGAATTACTTGCAAGAGATTGCATTGCAGCAGCCTTCTTCTTATTCTGAACACCTTCCATAATAGCAGCTAGACCTTTGCCCCACGTGCCTAAACTACCATTCATATTACCATTAAAGATATTAGCTAGTGTATTCTGAATACCACCTGCATTCGGCGCATTCCACGTAGGGCCACTATCTGTTTGCACTCCTGATGTATCAATACCACCAAAGTAATTATTCTCTTCTGGTACATTATAATCAGATGTACCTGGATTATAACTATTATTTCCACCACCTGTGTTTATACCACCAAAATAATCTGTATTATCCTGTGGAGTATCTTGTGGAATAAGAGCATCATTCTCATTCCCTTGATACCAATCACTATTATAATCTATCTCGTCGCCATCCCACCATGCCATATTGAATCTCCTTTATTTTATTATATCATAATATAGATATAATGTCTACTACTTTATAAAATCTGTATGCGATCCAAGACTATCCATTTCATAATGAAAGTCTATATATAACAGACCACATGTACCTGTATAAGTATCACTTGCATCTCCAGAGTATCTAAATAATCGGCACATAAGGATAGAACTTATTTCATCTTGAGATGTAGTTGGAGTTATGCCTGGAAAGGCAGACACATAGTGACGATATTGTGTTAAGTCTGTATCATTAGGAACAAGACTATTCGTATACATAATAGAGGTATTTCCTAGAGCATTTCCTATATCAGCCCAATTATACTCCATTCCAAATACAGGTCTTTGTGCAACACCCGCTACACTGGGTATCCAATGCACATGTGGATATATAATAGTACCTTTCCATGAATGAGGTAGTTGTACAGAAAAGAATACTTCCTTCTCACTTGCAGTAATTACATCAGTAAAGTTCCATAGAAATACTCCACGAGATCCTGCACCATCATCAAACCATTTAGTAAAAGTTGGATCATTTGTTCCAGTTGTTTTAATATTAGGTTCTACTCTCAAATCATCCCATATAGTAGATGTTCCTTTAAAGGATATATAACCATCTGTAGCCACATCAGTATAATTACCTCCACTAACATCACCTATTTTTATGTTTGGATATGTATTGGTGGTTACTTTTGTAGCATCAGTCGAAATTAAATGATAGTAATCATTAGCACCACCACCTTGTAATCCTTGTAACTGATTATGATTACGTGTTGCAATATCTGTGATATTACTACCAGAAAAATTAATAATATACCAAGGAATACTACCAGATGTGGATACATAATTACGTAATTGTCTATACCATTCCATCCACGTAAAGCTCCCCGGCTTATCATTTACCGGGGGCGGAGGAAGCCCACTAGCCATTAATGATCTCCCTCATAATAAAATACCTGTAGTGCCTCTAATCTAAGTTCATACGGCTGATCATGTTTAATATTAAAAGCCCTCCGTCTAAAAGATCCTAACCTAGCAAAGCTGGGAAAGTCATCTGTTAGTGTAATAGTCTTAGGTGAAGTCCATGTTTGATAATCATCATCACTCCAACGCATTGTTATATAATTACCTGTGGGACTTCTATCAGCTATTGGCAAAACACAGGACATAAATTTACGTTTGTATGTATCCATATCATATTTATTAGTAACAATCTCACATAAGATCGCAGTACCATTGTCTGTATATACAGTCGGGTCTAGATAATATAACGATCCATTTGTATTATGTAAAAGAGTTATCTTACCAATACCACTATCAACCATATAATTACATTGAAAGACTGTGTGGGCATTAGCTACATTAGTAGACCACTCATGCCAGAGTTTCTCTTCTACATCATATAAGAATGTACGATTTAACGTAGGTAAATTAATGAGTAAGAATAGATGGCCCATTGTACGAAAACCAAATCCAATACAAGTAGATGGGCTGGTCTCTGCATCTAAGATACGTTCAATAAATTCATCTGAAATCTTCTTAGGTTGGAAACCAGTCACTTGCCACACAGCCCTACCACCAGAATCTGATTGACCTACAAACATAAACGTCTGTTCATTTTGATATACAGTATTTGGGAAGGCGCATCCTATCTGAATAGCTGTAGCTTCATTTCTAGTTAGAGGACTACCACTAGGATTAGCTGCATCATAAAAGAATTCTACTGAACTACTTCCTAAAGCTGCAATCTGATTGTTCTGTCTGCATAATGCCACAACAGGATCAGGAAACATTTCAGCTGTAATATATTCACCAGATGCCCAGGATGTAGGTGTATCTACTGTACTGTTATAAAGATCACTACCCTTAATTAAGATGATATAACCATCAATGAAGGTTGGAATTGGTATGTGAGGAGTTGGAAAGTCTACGTCTGTGATAGCAGTAACAGCACCGGCTGAATTAATGATCCACCCAGCAATCCCATCACAGATGAATAAATAATCTCCAATACTAGCTGAATTAGCTACCATCATTCCTACCTTACCAGTGGAATTAGATAAGGTAATTACAGCAGTTGGTGTGGCCCCGTCTTCATATATTTTATTATCGATGGCGATATAATACTTATTTCTAAACCAAGCTAATCCACGTCCTGTACCAACAGCAATAGTTTTATATAGAGTAAGACCTGGACGTTTATTTAAGTATATTCGTGTACTCTCTATTGCCTCTACCTTACGAGTCTCTGGAAAGATATTAATAAATCGTTGATCTTTAGATCCAGATGAACCTCGATTTGTATATGATCCAAGTAAAGGTAAGCGTTTATCTCTAAGAGAATATTTACTTTCTTTCTGTTGTGCTGCCATTAATCATCTCCACTATCACTATTACTTGAGTATCCAGAGCCTCCATAAGGACTATAATTACTATTACCGCTACTTGCATATGTAGCACTAGTTCCCCAACCAGATCCACCACTTCCAGGCCCATACGCATTACCTGTACCAGAACCAGAATATGTTTTAGTAGGAGAAGCCTCACCACTTGAAGGCGTAGGTGCAGTAAAGAACCCTCCACCAGTCCGTGCCATATAGTCATATGGTTGTCCACTAAAGATTGACTTTAATCCTCTAGATGGATTCCAATCATAATTAGTACCAAAAAGTTTATTATATAAGGCTGTCCCACCACTTAGAGCTGTAGTAACTCCAGGTAGAGCCATCCCCATTCCAGTATTTAAAACTGTATTCTGAATAGCCTCAGCCTGGTCCTCACCAGATTTACTTCCAAAGATTCCTGGAATAGCTGTGGATAACATCCCTGTTATTATCCCAGGCATTCCCGCAGCTTGACCTGCAATGTTAATACCTTGTTTTAAGTATCCAGCTTGAGAGTCATTTAAATATCCTAATCCACCTCCAGTACCATCATATGTACTTTTAAATCCATTTAAATTAGTGCCACTTCCAGACATGCCTTCTAATGTTTTTCCATATAGATTGGCTAATGTTGGATTATCTTTTAGTGATGTTGGTTGTGATCCAGTGGCAGGCCGATATGCCTGTGTTGCTGGGGCAGCCCAAGGTTCGGCCATCCGCGCTCGAATAGCCTCATTACGAAGTCGTTGATCTCCAATCTTAGATTGGGCAACTTGATTAAAGACATCTTCTAGTTGAGTAGGTGTATCAAACATTAATACCCCCTTCTCTCAACCTGAAAAAACATACTACCCTCTTCAGTACCAAACGACATGGCAGCAACCTTACAATCTAAAGCCTCTCTACCTAACAACTGCCGTTGATCTAATGGGAGTCCATACTCAGGAGCAAGTCGTACAGCAAGGCCATATAATACAGCCTCATACCATTCTTGTGGAAAGTCTGGTGTATCAGTAGATGCATCGAAATCCTCGAAAGGACGTTGGTATGTGATATAGATTTGATTATTAGCGACTGATACTGCATCAGGAGTAGGGAACATATACAACATTCCACTATCTCGTTGAGGTTCATAATAGATCTGAATAGGATTACCAGACGATGTTTTATTACCTAAGATATCATACTCTTGATGAGTAATAACACGGACAGGGATATCCACATTAGATGTAGAATCTCTATTCCATGCTCGAATCACTTTTAGTGGTTTATCTACATTGATAGTTAGACCAGTTCCAATTGCATATGTATTTACATTCAGTGTAAGTGGAATGGCTGTAGTACGGATGGCCCATAGAGGCATCCCATCCGCTTGCCACGCCTTTACTAAAAGGTTTAAGGCAAAGGCACCCTCAGTGATCTGATCCGCCGTGGGTGACTCTCCTTGTGGAACAACACCAATTTTACGTAATGCCCCTTTGATTAAATCATCACGAGACACAGAGAAATTTGTTGAGGCACTAGTTGTCATATTATTTCCAATGATCTTTCATAAATGTGAAGAATACAGTTAGGCCACCAGCAATACCTAGTATCCACTTAATAAAGGATATTACACCCTTTGCTTGTTGCCATGCAGCTGTTAGATCTTTTATATCTTGTTTTAACTCTTTAATTTCTGAGAGTAATCCATCAAACCTAGCATCCTCGTCTTGCATGTGCTGTGTTAAGATATCATCTATATGCCTCTTGATTTCAGGTTCATTCATATTAATAATCCAAACATATAATCAAACTTAATTCTCCACCCGATCTATTCTCTAAATAAAGATAACCACCAACCAATGAAATAGAGTTTGTACCGTCTGTTCCAGTAGTCCCTGTTAATACAGTTGCCGCCGCAACGATTCCAGAAGTACCCCCAAAATCAGTGCTTGTAGCACTAGCAGTCCGTAAAGTACCATTGAATCTTGGAGAACCTGAATTAGCCCAAGGAAGCACTTTTGCAAATATCTGTCCACTTATATGTCCGACAACAAGCTTTAATACATTATCATCTGGAATAGTTGTTCTGTATGTCTTATCTCCTGTGCGCTGTACAGAGACAACTCCAGATTGGTTGAACTGGATATTATTGTAACGAATGGGTGTATAGGTAGAAGGACACATAATCGTGTTATTGTATTCCACAATACCGGGAGTAAATTTAGTTCCTACTGTATTAATTAGGCATGCATTTCCGGCTACAGTGGAAAGAACTCCTACCGTGTTACCTGTAACCACTAACCCTTCAACAACCTTATTAGAATCACCATCTAAGTATAGTAATGCACTTCGTACATTCTTAGCAATATTATTCGTGATAATCAGTGGGGAATTTAGCTTATAGGTATTAACATTCACATCAATCATATTAGCTGGCCTAGTTGCCGTAGATGTTGCATCAGTAACTTCCAGAGGAGAATTAAGATTAACTGAGTATTGATCTGAATAAGTATTTCCATCAACAATTAACCCCAGCCCATCAACTGCAATAATTGGATTCTCCATCCAGCCGAACAACCGATTATTCCTAACTATCTCATTTACACCTCTAGTGAGAATGCCATACCTACAATTGTAGATATTGTTGTCCTCAATTACTGTTCCCTCAGATCCGCCATGAGAATCCACTCCAGTAGATTGACCAGTACCAAGAGGCCAGAGATAAGAGCCATCCTCAGCCCTACCGCCTCCGTGGTGATGCCCTCCGCTAACTACACAGCCGTGCGAGGGGATGGAGTCACCACTAATATCCACCCCTTTACGGCATTCGTAGGAGTAAGTTCCATGCACTACAATAGCGTAGGATTCCATTACTTGTATGCCATAGCCTCGCGTGTCTGCTACGACCAAATTACTTCCAGTAACTTTAGCGTTAATGATCT